AGTTTGCCTTATACGCTGCGATGACCTCGTCGGACCAAATCTCAGGTATAAAGACGGCAGCGGTCGTGTTCGTGACCTGTGGGGTTGGATATGCCATTTTAATTTCCTCTCTATATTGTTTTTAAACGACTCGCCCTTCCTGGTATGCCAACATTATCTCATCAGATAGTGCATCGTACTTTTCTGGGTCTGTCTGCATTAGTTTAATAATATCGCTTCGACGATACTTCTTTTTAGAAACAGGTTCGTTATTTCCTTTACTACCTACACTAGCTGCTTTGAGTTGATTATCTTTATCAATCTTACTAGTTTCTGCTACTTTAGCTACACGTTCTTTTTTATCAGACCAGTTACTAAGTAGTTCTTTAGCAGAATCATAATCAAATTCAACCTCAGCTCTATTGTATAGTTCAGAGCGAACTCGTGAGCTTTTAATCCATTCAGCAAAATTAGGGTCTTGAACAGTCGCCTCTAAATCAGGGTACTCAGAATTTAATCTCGTTAATGTAGCAGTACGCTTCATTTCTTGAGCTGCTTTCTGTGCTTCCTTAATAGCAGGGTGACTATCAATCTGCTTATTTACATTCTTTTGTGGATTCTCATAAAACTCATCCGATGTTACAGGTGTTTCTGTAGTCTGTGATTCTTTCAAAGTTTGTGTAGAAATAAAGTCGTCAACTACCTTTCTAAGTTCACCCACTTCAGAGCCTTGTTTACCAATAAGCTTTTCAGCTTGTTGATGCATTTCTGCAATCTCTTTAGCAGACTTCCCTTTATACTTCTCTGGTAAGTCGTCTTCTTTCTCTTGAGTTGTCTCTTCCTGTACAACTGGGTCTTCCTTGATTGGTGTAAGCTCCTTCTCAAGATTTGCCTCCACTTTCTCTTGGTCTTCTACCACTGGTTGGTCAGGTACAACTACTTCTTCTACTTCTTCTATTATATCAGCCATATTATTTCTCCTGTGCTTAAAAGCATTATAGGGAGATAACTAAGGAGACTAACCCTTATTTACCTCAGTTAAAGTTATTGTCCATGTTGCTTATTCAGAGCATGGTGCTTCTTCGCCCACTTTGCATGTGCATCGGGGAAGTCGCCAGATATACCTTCTAACTTTATGGTAGGAGTACTAATAAGTTTCTTAGACTCTTTACCACAAGTTGGGCAATCTGTTGTTGTAGTGTATTCAATAATCTTATCAAATACACCACAATCCTTACATTCAAAATCAAACAGTATCTTCATTTTCTAAATCCTGATGTGCTTGTTCTGAAACATCCTTCAGATTGATTAACCAGTTCATGATTCTTAATTCACCTCTACGAGCAAATAAAGTTTTCTCGTCCTGTATATCTTCAATCTTAATTGTTGCTTTGATTTTCTCAATGTCTTCTACTAAGTCTTTCCATCCTTTTGTAGTAAACATTGTAAATCTGTCTTCGTAATATTGTTGTAGTTCCTTATTCATAATATCCTTACTTGTTCATTACATACATTGTAACTTCAAATCCAAATCTCATTTCTGTTGCTTCTGGTGTAGTCCATTTCATATTATTCTCCTAAGTTTATATTAAAAGAACAAGTTCAGGTGAGAGCTATGCAAGTCACCCTTGATGCTACTATATATTAAGCTCTTTGCTTTTGTTGCATCTGTAGCTTAACAATCTCTTTATTATCAATCATGTCTTGCTTCTTAATTTCCATTTCTGCTTGTTTAAGCATTAACTCTGCTGTTTCTTTCCTTCTCTTAAACTCAGCAGCTTGTTCATCTGACTCACTAGGTAAGTTAGTTGCTAGAGCTGTCATAAGCTTCGCTTGTATCTCTTGTGGAGCTAACTGTGCATCCACTTGATACTTCTGAGCTTGTGCCATGTTCTCTTGTGCTTCAGAGTTATTAAGTGCAATCTCTGCTTGTACTTGACCCATTTGCATCTGTGTTGTTTGAGCTTGTTGTTTCTCTTGAGCTTCCTTACCTTTTTGTAATGTCTCAATCAACATTGCTCTATTCTCAATACTAGAGTTCTCAATAATACCTTCAAGTAATATTGGTACAATAGGACTATTAGGTCCAAGTGTCTTCAATAAATTCAAGAATTGTAACTGTTCTACTTCTTTAGCTAAATTACCTAAAGATGAGTTAGCTACAAACTTGTAATCTGCAACAGGGAATTCCTCTGGTGCAAACTGCATAAATCTATGTGCTACTTTAGTAATAAATGGAACCAAGAAGTTATCTTGGAAGTTTACTAATGTTCTCTTATTCTTCTTCAAGACTGTAGCCAATGCAACTGATAACTCTCCACCAGTAGCTTGTTTTACATCATCTTGTGTATTCATTGTATTAGTAGCTTGTAACAACATTGTTTGAAATGCTTTTGCTGTTTCTAAGTTACTTGCATCGGTTTGACCAAACTGAAATGGTTGTAGAACCTCTCTTGGGTCTCCATTAGTAAGAATAGTCTTACCAGGTCTCACTTCAAATCTAGCACCTCTAGGTAATCGTGTAGCATCCATACCCATCATTGGTGCAGTAGTCAATGCTAAAGAGTCTAAATGAGCTCTTAACTGAGCATCAATAGCTCTTTGCATATTGTAACCTTTCTCTGCAATACCTCTACCCCAGAATCTCTTAGGTACAGTATCATCCTGATACGCTACAATAGGTCTATCTTTTAACATATATGGATTAGCTTCAGCTTTCAGTAATACATTATCATTACCAATAACTACAATAGCTTCTACTAAATTACCATACTCTTCTAATATATCTCCAGTCCCTTCATATACTTCCCCATTTTCAGGGTTATCTAGTAACTTCTCTGGAACTAAACCATAATACCTTACAATCTTAACTTTATCTTGGTCATAATCTTCATCTATCCAAGATTCATCTAAGTCATTCTCCATAACAGAAGTTCCACCTAAATCTGCTTTAAGATACACTCCTTCTTCCATATTCTTAGCTACATGGTGTGCAGATACAAATTCTTCAATAGCACAACCCATAGCATCTTGTACTGTTGTTGCATTAGGGTCTATCAAGAAATTCTGTGGACTAATCGGATTTAAAGTAACTGTAACTTTATCTTTAGACTTTGTTCCAATAGCTACTGAATCTACTTCTTTCATAACCTGTGTTGCAGGTATAAAATCCTTTTCTTTCCTAACTACTACTTCACCAATACCTGTACCATAAATAGACGCTAATAGTATAATATCTCCAACAGCTTTTCTTAATCCTGTCTGTTTAAAGCTTTGCTTCATATATGACTGCATATAGTCAATATCTTTTGCATCTTTATCCATGAAATCATCATCAATAGAAAATAATGCATCTCCATTACCAAATACACCTTCTTCTATCTCACTAGCATGATTCTCAATAGCTTCTTGTAAAATAGGACTTACAATACGACTTCTTTCTGATTCTCTTAGTCTATCTTCTGCTCTCCACTCACCTCTCCAAAGAGCTTCATATTCTTTCCATATTTCAATATAATTATCATCTCTAGAATCTCTCCAATCCATGAGATGTCCACTTAACCAGCTTACTAGTTTATTTGGACCTATCTGTGGGTTATTACCTGAATCCATTCTTTAATCCTCTTAATATCCTGACACTAAGTCAAGTGATTGGTATTCTTCTTCTATATCTGTATCAAACACAACTTCTGTTTGGGCTATTTGCTGTATGTATGCTAAACTATCAACCAAGTCATCATGCATCTGTGCATTAGGAAAGTTTACTAATTGGTCTGCAAATTCTTTATTCCAATCACCCTTCTGCAATGTTACTTTACCATTTTCAAAGATACCTTGTAAACTCCAAATTATCCTTTCTGACTTTCTTCTATTACCATGATTCAAATCTTCAATTCTAAAATACATGTTATTCTGTTTCATTAAATCTGTAAGATAAGGAGCTGCTGCATTCTTTAATGACCCTTTCTCAATTCCTATCTTAGATGGCATGTAATCTTTTACTGCATTAAATATCTCATTACATGTTTGTTTAATATCCCATCTACCGTGTCTTATTTCTGAGACCCACCATCCTTCTTGATGGACTTTAACGATTGATATAGATGTCTCATCCAGTTT